ATCCAATACCGCATACCTTAAAGCACGCCGCGAACTCCTGGCGGATAAACCCCGGTGCCACTGGTGCAAGAAACGCCAGGCCACCGAAGCAGACCACCTGATCGAGCACGACAGAGGCGGAACCGACACACCCGACAACTTGGTTCCCTCATGCAAGCCATGCAACGCACGACGCGGAGCCAACTACAAAGCAGCCAAAGGTCGAGCACGTCAAGCCGCACGCCCAGGCAACCAAACCCAAACACGCTCACAAAATCGGAAACCAAAAAAATCACGCAAGGATTTTTTGGATCAACATCAGCTCCTGCCCCCGCGCCCATCTCTTTCCTTATCCCAAGGAAAGGTCATTGAACGGAAAGGAAAAGGTCATGACTTGCCACGAATTGAAACAGTCATCACAGAAGCAGCCGGGAGCTACGGCCCCGAAGTTGCAGATTGGGCTGAGCGCATTCTCGGAGTGGAACTCATGCCCTGGCAAAGGCATGTTCTCAATGGTCAGCTTGCCGTGGATGCCCAAGGGCAGTTCCTCAACCACGTATCGCTTGTCAGCGTCGCTAGACAAAACGGAAAGACCGTAGCGCTCAAGGCGCTGCTTGGCTGGTGGCTAACCCAGCACGCTACGCAGGTCGGCCCTCAAACCATTTTGACTACAGCCCACCGACTCGATCTAGCCACAGCCCTATTCCAAGACCTAGCCCCGGTGATTGAAGCCAAGTTCGGTGTTAAAGCTGTGTGGGCGTATGGTCGTAACAGCATCAAGGTTGGTGACTCGCGCTGGTACGTCAAAGCAGCCAGGCCATCTAGCGGTCACGGTATGAGCGTTGACCTAATCATTGCTGACGAAGTGTTCGGCATTGATTCTGAGACGCTTGACATTGGCTTGCTGCCGACCCAACGCGCCAGACCTAACCCATTGTGCTCAATGTGGTCAACGGCAGGCACCGAGGACTCCATAGCGATGCTGCGATGGCGTGAGCAGGGCATACGTGCCATTGACTCAGGCGAACTCACGAATTCTGTGTACCTAGCGGAGTACAGCCCACCGCCCGAACTAGACCCAATGAGCGAAGCCGCGTGGGAGTACGCCAACCCGGCACTTGGGCACACGCTTGACATTCGTACCGTCCAAGCTGAATCCAAAGGCCCGAACCGTGCAGGCTTCCTGCGATCTAGCGTGAACCTATGGGTGCAATCAGAACTGTCGTGGCTACAGCCCGGCAAATGGGAATCGTTGCGTACCGATTTGCCGCCGTTGCCCGGTGGCGTGCTCGCCGTAGAAGTATCGCTCGACGATGGCAGGTACGTGGCGGTACGTGTGAACGCCAATACTGCTGGGATACTTTGTGCGACTGTCGCATTCATGTGCGAAACAGTGACACAGGTATGGGATAACATTCGTGTTCAGTTGGCCTCCAACTCAGGCTTGCAAGTTGCTATCACGCCGACACTGGACACCAACTGCCCCTCCGATCTGCAACGTCGCAGGGTGCTGGTCGGCTATCAGGAGATAGGCCGCTATACGTCAATGGTCAAGAACCTCATCAATGAGGGCCGCGTCAATCACACTGGCGAAACGATGTTGGCTGAACATGTCGGTCGTGCTGTCGCCGTCAAAACTCCGGGCGCTATCGCGTTGTCATCACAGAAATCAAGTGGCCCGATTGAGTTAGCCCGGTGTCTCGTGTGGGCTGTCGGCATGTGCGCCAAACCGCGACCCATGGTGAACCGACCCATGATTGCATCGAGTGCCTAGACTGATGCCACGATGGCATTCTCACTGAAGCGCGCAGTCGCTAACAACACAAACGCACAGATAGGTGCAGCTGGCGCTGCTGGCAATCCGCTTGTCGGCAACTTCATGACCTATACCACCGACTTCAACAGGTCGGCTGCCATCCAGATTCCCACCATCAGCCGGGCACGTGACCTGATCTGCTCAATGGTTGGCTGCCTAGAGATTCATCAATACGCCAAGCAGTGGATGGATGACGACTACGAGGAAATTGACCTGCCCGATGACACATGGTTCCACCAGCCCGACCCCAACGTCACACGCAACTTCATCATGAGCTGGACGACCGATGACCTGCTGTTCTACGGACGCGCCTTCTGGATTGTGACCAGCCGCTTCGGCAACGGCTTCCCAGCAACCTTTACGTGGATTCCAGCAGCTGACGTACAGACACGTGACCAAGCCGGGCCACAATGGTTCGGCCCTAGCAAAGAGGTTTATTTCAACGGCTACAGGCTTGACCCAAACGATGTCGTGCAATTCCTTAGCCCAATCCAAGGCCTGCTCACGATGGGCGCTCGATCAATTCGCACCAACATCAACCTGGACACCAGCGCCGAGCGCTTTGCCAAAAATCAAACCCCGGCAGGTGTGCTTAAGCAGACCGAAGGCGAGCCATTGAGCGCCGAGGAACTGTCCGAGCTTGCTGCTGGCTTTGCAGCTGCACGAAACAACAATGCGATTGCTGCGTTAAACCAGTACGTGGACTGGAAAGAGTCCTACATGGATCCGAGCAAGTTGCAGTTGACGGAAGCACGCACCTATCAGGCGTTGGAGATGGCACGCATCGCCAACATTCCGCCTTACCTGGTAGGTGCGCCAAGCGGCTCCGGCATGACCTACCAAAACGCGCAACAGGCACGCCAAGACCTTTACCTATTCGGTGCCAAACCATTCATTGACTGCATCGAGCAGACATTGAGCATGAACAACATCACGCCACGAGGCCGTTACATTTATTTGGACATCGACACATACCTGGAGGAATACGAAATGTCTCCCGAGTCGGACAACGCTGCACCGACTCGGGAGCTACCAGACACAGAAAACGAGGATTCATGATTCGCCTAACTGCACAAAACACATTTGTCCTGGCTGAGGATGGCGAGTCACCACGCTCAATCAGTGGTGTTGCCGTACCTTGGAACACCGAAGCAACCGTGAGCGACGGAACTCGAGTTCGCTTTGAGCGCGGCTCACTGCCAATTACTGGCAAGAAGCCCAAGCTGCTGAAGTACCACGATTCCGAGCAGCCAGTAGGCGTGGTCACCGGGCGACTGGACTCCGAGGAAGGCATGCTTTTTACGGCCCGAATCAGCGCCACCAGCGAAGGCAACGACATGCTTGAGCTGATCAAGGATGAGGCAGTTGACTCGGTATCAGTAGGTGTTGACGTAGTTGACGCTTCCTACGACGACAACGGCACCATGGTCATCAAAAAGGCAAACTGGGTAGAGCTGTCGCTTGTGACTGCGCCTGCTTTCAAGGGTGCTATGATTACAGAGGTTGCAGCGACCGAACCACAAGAGGAGACAACCACAATGTCCGAAGTCAAGGTCGAAGCATCCGTAGAAGCACCGGCACCAGCACCACAAATGCTGTTTGCTGCACCAAAGAAAGAGTTCGTCATGCCAACCGCTGGCGAATACATCAGCAAGTTGTGCCAGGGTGGCGCAATTGCTGCCGAGTTCCTCGCCAATCTGAAGGCTGCTGCACCTGATGTTGTCACGACTGACACGCCCGGCCTTCTGCCAACGCCAATCCTCGGCCCGGTGTACAACAACCTGATCGGTCGTCGCCCAGTCATCGATGCAATCGGTGCACGCGCAATGCCCGGTGGCGGCAAAGTGTTCTCACGCCCGAAGGTGACCACGCACACCACGATTGGTGCCAGCAATGGCGAAAACCAGCCGCTTGATGCAGGCACGTTTGTCGTTGCCAAGGAAAACGTCACCAAGGCTGTGTACGGCGGTTACGTCAAGTTGTCCGAGGAGGACATTGACTGGAGCGAACCCGAAGTCTTGGGTGCACTCGTAGATGACATGTCACGTGAATACGGCAAGCAGACCGAGGACGCAGTAGAAGCTGCGCTCAAGGCTGGCATCACCACCACGCGCGCCGCGTTTGACGTAACTGACCCGGCTGAATGGGCAGCATGGATCTACGGCGCGTCGCAGACCATCCTCAACGCCAGCACGCACCTGCCAACCCACCTTTTCGCATCGCCTTCGTTCTGGGGTGCACTCGGACAGCTCAGCGACACCGCTGACCGTCCACTGTTCCCACAGGTCGGCCCAATGAACGCATTCGGCAACGTCTCCCCCGGCACGCTGTCAGCCAACGCATTCGGCCTCTCAGTCGTGGTGTGCCCATACGAGAGCGACTTCCTCGCAATCGGTGCCGCCGATGGCTTTGAGATCTACGAACAGCAAAAGGGTGCAATCCAAGTCGAAGCCACCGATGGCTCGCTGTCACGCATCATCAAGTTCCGCGGTTACCTCGCGACCTTGATGCTTGATGCCAGCAAGTTCGTTGAAATCGCCTAAGTTCACTCCCTCCAGGTGACACTGAACGGTGGCAACTTACTCACTTACCCATAAACAGGTAGTTAGTAACGTTGCCGTCGTTCAGTTGCTGGAGGCTCACAGCTTTGAGGTAGGGCAGTCAATAACGCTGTCCGGCATCAATGCCACGTGGAATGGCACGCACAAGATTCTTGCGTTGCCCGAGTACTACTTCATCGGCGTATCGCAGCAGGGCGATTACCAGTACGACACTGACACCATCATCCCTAATCAGGTGCTGTTTGCGCTGACCACGGATGACGCTGATCGAGCAGCTGCCACCGGGACATGCACCTACTCGGTGACATGCTCATGGATTGTCCTGGGCGATGTCGAGGACTACCTCGGCTTCACGTTCACCAACCCAAGTGCTGACCTTGACGTAGCCAACATGGCAGTCAGCGCAGCCAACCAATTTGCGTATCGCAAGCGCGAGGAATCAGGCTATTTTGACTCACCAACCACTGTGCCCGATGGCGCTGTCAAGCTCGGCACCGTTCAGTACGCGGCAATCCTTTACCGTGAACGCGGCTCCACTGAGGCGTTTGCGTCGTTTGACCCACTAGCCACAGGTGGCCCGGTCACCGGCAACTACGGTCAAATCCTGCGTTTGCTCGGAGTCAATAAGCCACAGGTGGCCTGACATGTCAAACATGTTCAAGGATGGCTACGACCAACTGGTCACCAAACTGCAGACGATTACCGGGCTGCGTGTGTTTGATGATCCACGCAACATGAACCCACCATGCGCACTTGTCGAGGCACCGACCATCATGATGGCTACGAACGTAGTCGCTGACATGGAGTTTCGCGTCGTAATGACTGCCCTAGGCACTGGTGACAATAGGACGCTTGACAGCCTGCTGGACAACATTGATTTGATTCGCGCTGCACAAATTGGCTTGACGGATGCACGCCCAACTACCGTGTCGTATGGTGGCGCTGACTACCCTGCTTACGAGCTGACGATACGCACCAAAGTAAGCCCCTAGGGCTACTAGACTGCCCTACGGGTAAGCAGCGACCCTCGACGTAGAGGAGATTCGCTACATGGCTAACGCAACGACTTACCTGGCTTCCCCAACATTCGGCATCGGTGCTGCTGTTGGCTCAATCAAAGACCTGACCGATCAGTGCAAGTCTGTGGTCATTACCAAGTCGCGTGAAGCGCTTGATTCCACTTCGTTTGGTAACACGGGCCGCCAGTTTGTCGGTGGCCTTACCAACGTGACCGTGACCGCCACGCTGCTTATGGAGTACTCGGCATCGCCCGGCACGTACGTTGACCTGACTTCGCTTGTCGGCACCAACGTGTACGTCGCAGTAAAGCCAACTTCGTCTGGCATTTCAACGACCAACCCAGAGTTCCAAATCACTGGCGGATACCTCGAGTCGCTTGATCTCGTCAACGGCTCAGTCGGTGAACTGTCTGAAGTAGAAATCACCATCACAGGCGGCGTGCTGGTTGAGGATGTGACGGCGTGAAACTAACCATCAAGGTGTCGTTCAAGACACCAGCAGCGGAATTGGTTACAGAGCAAGTCACAACGACAATCGCTACGGCTGCTGCGTGGGAACGCAAGTTCAAGCGTCGCGCCAGCGATCTACAGGCTGGTATCGGCATTGATGACATCATGTTTATGGCGTGGCATCAGCTCAACGTCAATAAGCGTGAGGGCCGCGACTATGACACTTGGCTTGTGTCCGTTGAGGATTTTGAGGTAGTGGAGACTGCCCACGCAAACCCTACGGAAGCAACAGCGTCCGCCGCCAGTTAGCGGAATTGCTGTTGGCTACCGGGTGGTGGCCACCTAACATTGAGTTTGATTCTGAGGATTTGGCTACCGTGTTACTGCTGGCGAGAAAGCAACAACAACGTGGCAGTTGAAAGCACCATTCAGATTTACGGCATCAAGGCGGCTCTAAAAGAGCTGAACACCATTGATGCCAAGTTGCGTCGTGAAGTGACCAAGGACTACAAGCAGATTGTGTCAAGTGTCGTGGCTGATGCCAAAGCGGCTATGCCTAGCCAAGCACCGTTGAGTGGCATGAATCGTGGTTGGAAAACCAAATCTGGCTTTGAGATTATTCCTAAAGATGGTTGGTCAACGGCAGCTGCGCAAAAGATGTTGGCAGCCAAAATCAATACCAAAAAGGTCAAAGAGTTTCGTGGCACCAAAGTCAATGTCGGCACGTTCCGCATTGTGTGGACTGGCACGGCAAACACCATTTTTGACATTGCTGGACGTAAATCAAGTGGCACGTTTGTAGATCGGCTAAATGCCCGGTATGGGCGCGCCTCTCGAGTGTTGTGGCCTTCGTACGAAAAGAACCAATCGCAGGTTGAGCAGGAGATGATTGCGTTGTGTGAGCGTGTTATGCGTGAGGTCAATCGCAATCTCGTTATGGCTCCACAGAGTTCGTAGGATGTAGCAATGGCTGTAAACATTCCCATTATTTCCGAATTTGATAGCAAGGGAATCAAGAGCGCCATCAATGAGTTCAAGAGCCTCGAGGGCGCTGGCGCGAAAGCCCAGTTTGCCCTCAAGAAGGCTGCCATCCCAGCAGCTGCGGCTATCGGTGGGCTGGCTGTCGTTATCGGTGACGCAACCAAAGCCGCTATTGAGGACGCAAAAGCACAAGCGCTGCTCGCCCAGGCCATTACCAATAACACGCTGGCTGGGGAAGCCAACATCAAGGTCGCTGAGGCGTTTATTGAGTCCACGATGATGTCGGCGGCTGTGGCTGACGATGAGCTACGCCCAGCCCTCGCCTCGCTTGTCCAGGTGACCGGGGAGATGACTTCGGCGCAGGATGGCCTGACACTGGCCCTCGACGTTGCTGCAGCTACTGGCGTTGATTTGGGCACGGCTACGGATGCCATCGCTAAGGCGTACGGTGGCAACACTAAGGCGCTGGGCACGTTGCTGCCCTCGGTACGAAGCCTTATCAAAGAAGGCGCGTCACTGGATGAGGTGTTTGCTGCTGTGGCTGGTACGGTCGGCGGATCAGCAGCTGTGGCTGCCAACAGCGCTGAAGGTCAAATGAAACGCTTGTCGCTCACCATTGGCGAAACTAAGGAATCTATTGGCGCAGCATTTCTGCCCATCCTTGAGCGCCTGCTCCCGGTACTGCAACGCTTTGCGCAATACGTACAAAATAACACTGACAAAGTGCTAGCGGTCATGGCTGTTGTCGGCTCACTTGCCGGGGCAATTCTCGCATTGAACGCAGTCATGAAGGTCATCACGGTGACTCAGTTGGCGTTGAACCTTGCGATGGCTGCTAACCCAATCGGCTTGGTCGTAACTGCTGTGGCGCTGTTGGTGGCTGGCTTTGGTGTGCTGGTCGCTAAGACTGGAAGCGTCAAAAACGCATTTGCCACCATGGGCAATTTCATCATCGGCATTTTTGAGAGCATCGCAAACACCTACGTCAGCATGATAAACCTCGTCATCAAAGGCCTGAACTTGCTGCCCGGTGTCAACATCGGGGAACTTGGTGACATCAATTTGCCACGATTCAACATCAGTAGCGGCGGCACTGCTAGCGGTGCTGCTGGTACGGCTGCTGGCCCTGATCGAGTGGAGCGCATGATTCAAGTGCCAAGCATCCCGGCTATTGCCCCGGTGACGTTGCCTGCCCCATCGGGTGGCGGTGGCGGCGGCAGTCGCGGTGGTGGTGGCGGTCAAATGACCGTGCAACCGTTTGACCCTTCGGTGTATGACCCCAAGAGCCGCTTCTACGAAGTACCAGCCATGTTGGATGCGGCATACGCGCCGAAGCAAAACGTGTACAACATCACGGTCAATGCAGCTGTCGCAGAAGCCAGCCTTGGGCAAACCATTGTGGATGCGCTCACCGATTACACGCGAGTGTCCGGGCCGTTAGAGCTGCAGATCGCGGTGTGATGTGGCTGCATCAGTAGTTCAATCAGGCACCTACCTGCTCGAGCTTGACACAGGCTTCCAAGTTGATGCATTTCGTTTGGACTCATCGGTGCTCGATGGCTTAGACGTGCTTGATGGTACGACCACCTATGCCGACATTACCGAGTTCACGACTGGTGTTAGTTACACGCGAGGGCGCCGCAAAACGGATTACCAGTTCGGTGCTGGCACGTTGCAGTTTGTGATGCGTGACGAGACAGGCATTCTTGGGCCGTATGACACCAGCAGCCCCTATTACGACCCAGACAACAATCAGCCTGGACTCGCGCCATTACGCAAAGTACGCCTATCGCGTGACAGCGAGTATCTGTTCGTCGGCTATGTCACTTCCTACGAGTACGGCTTTGCCATGGCTGGCCCCAACACGGTGACGGTGCTTTGTGCCGATGACTTCTACCTTTTGGCTCAAACCCAACTGGACACTTATAACGTCAGCCCTGAAACGTCAGGAGAGCGCATTACAAGCGTTTTGGCGCTCCCAGAAGTGTCCTATGGGGGTACGACAGCCATTGACACTGGAACGGTCAACCTAGGGCACGACAGCGCTTATACAGTCACGGCAGGCACCAACACGCTGGCCTACTTGAACCAAATCAATCAAGCCGAGCAAGGCAGGCTCTTTATTGACCGGGCTGGCGTATTGACGTTCCAGCCACGAATCGGCACGACGCTCAGCGCCCCGATAGTGAGCTTCAACGATGATGGCACCGGGCTCAACTATCAAGATTTGTCGGTTGAGTTTGATGCCGACAACGTGGTCAATCGTGCCTACGTCCGAGCGCTCGATAACAAGGATGCAACAGACTCTGACGCTGGCAGCATCGCCACCTATTTCACGCAATCGGTATCAATCACCAACAGCCTGCTGCACACCCAGGGCGAAATTGACGCGCTCGCTGCCTATCTGCTCGAGCCTGACCCAGAGCCGCGCTACACCAGCATCACCACGTGGTTCGGATCACTGACCAATGTGCAGCGTGACGCAATCAGCACAGTGGACATCGGTGACACAATCAGCATTGAAAAGACCATCCCCGGTCTCGGCACGCAGCTTGGCGAGGAGCTAGCAGTTGAGGGCATTCAAGGCGTGATTGACTTCAATCGTGGGCATACCATCACGTTTTACACCAGCCCAACCACAATCGTCTATCAGCTCGTTTTGGATGATGCCGTGTACGGACTACTTGACTCTTTGAACGTATTAGGATGAGGTAACCATGGCAACGACTCCATACCCATTTGTTTCGGGTGCTGTGCTGACAGCCAGCCAACTCAATTCGACATTCAATGTCCCGGTCAATAATCAGACTGCTAGTTACGTGCTGTTGGCTTCGGATGGCGGTAAGCGCGTTGTGATGAACGCTGCAGGCGCAACCACGATAACTGTAAACACCAGTTTGTTTGGTGCTGGTGACAGCGTGTGGATTCACAACATTGGTGCAGGAACGTGCACAATTACTGCTGGTACGGCGACGGTTACTACTTCTGGTTCATTAGCACTGGCGCAATGGGGAGGCGGCTCGCTTTATTTTACGTCGGCGTCGGCAGCAATCTTTTTTCCAGCAGGTGGGCCTTCACTAACTGAAGCAATAGTTGAATACATCGTTGTTGCTGGCGGTGCAGCTGGCGGCGCTGGCACAGGTTCTGGTGGCCCTGGCGGTGGAGGTGCTGGCGGTTATCGAGCATCAGTTGTCGGCGAAAGTTCAGGCGGCGGAGCGACAGCCGAAAATAGGTTGCTATTCCAAAAAAACACTACGGCGACCGTAACTATTGGAGCTGGTGCCGCAGCCGCTAGCGCCGCAAGCGGCGGCAACGGAAGCACCTCGACTTTTTCAGTTATTACTTCTACGGGTGGCGGCGGCGGTGGAAAGCCAGTTCCCGCAACCGGTGGATCGGGTGGCGGTGGCGGTCAAGGCAATAACGGTGCAAATGGAACTACTGGGCAAGGATACAAAGGCGGCAATAACGGCGGTGATGGTGGCGGCGGTGGCGGTGGAGCCGGGGCACTTGGCGCAAATGGAGCTGGCAATAACGGTGGCGCTGGAGGTGCTGGAGTTGCGTCTCTGATTACTGGCTCATCGGTAACACGTGGCGGCGGCGGCGGCGGCAGTGGACAAGCTGGTGCTACTGGCGGTGCAGGTGGTTCTGGCGGCGGCGGCGCTGGTGCAAGTGGCGCAGACACGCAACCAAACGGAACTCCTGGATCAGCAAATACAGGTGGCGGCGGCGGTGGTTCACGCGGATCAGCAAGCGGCGCTGGTGGTTCGGGAATTGTAATTATTCGTTATCCGGCTTCATTCGGCACGCTCACCAGCATTGGCGCGGGCCTTACAAGCACGACTGGAACCTATTCAGCAAATGGCACTACCTATCGTTTCTATTCATTTACAGCAGGAACGGATACGGTGACCTTCTAATGGCCCATTACGCATTTTTAGACGAAAACAACATTGTTGTTGAAGTTATTGTCGGACGAGATGAAAACGATTTAGTTGATGGAATTAATTCATGGGAAACTTATTACGGCAACATTCGTGGTCAGACTTGCATCAGAACTTCATACAACACGTACCGTGACGAAAACGGGGTGCCTGAACACGCATTAGGAGGAACTCCATTTCGAGGTCAATACGCAGGAATTGGTGACATTTGGGATGGCACAAACTTTGTCTCACCACAGGAGCCTGAATGAAGTGGGCACCGATACTCGAAGATTGGTTGAAAGCTTTCGTCGCTGGAAGCGCCGCCGTGCTTATCACAAGCAACTACAACGTAGAAAACGCGCTAAAGGCAGGGATAGCAGCAGTCCTGCCAATGATCTACGCTTGGGCAAACACTAAAGACACGCGGTACGGACGCAAGTGAAATACCCGGTCAAGCCAGTAGTACTGCCTGCTGACCTGAGAGGCGTACAGCCCGGGCGATTACCTGCCTACTTGCTCAAAACGATTCGGCCCTATGGGCAACTACATCCGTTGGCTGCTCAAGCGTGGGAGGCTATGCGTCGAGCAGCACACGCTGACGGCATCAGGCCATTCAAGCCAACAAGCGTGGCAGACACGTACAGAACCCTGGAAACGCAGGAGCGAGGCTTTCTAGCTCGATACACCACAGCACCTATCCCCACTACGTCTGTGCGCACGTACAAAGGGCAGAAGTACTACCTAAAGCCCGGCATGGCACCAATGGCGACACCAGGCACATCAATGCACAACCTTGGGCTGGCTGTAGATGTCAGCAGCGCTAGCGGTGATCGACTCAAATGGATGCTCGCTAACGCCGACTGGTACGGCTTCTGCTGGGAGTTGCAATCAGAGCCTTGGCACATCAGGTACTACACAGGGGACAAGGTACCCTTGAAAGTGCAGCAGTTTGTGAGCCTGCATGCCGACCGAGATTTACGTAGCGCTAATTAGCGGTATTGCCATCATCTGCGCAGCTGTCCTGCCAGCCATTCTGATTGAGCGTGCCCGGCGAGAAAATGCTGATGATCACGCGTACGTCCGCAAGATACTTACTAGGGTGGAACACAAGATTGACAACCACCTGGAGGATCACGACAATGGCGTTACGCGACGAAATAGAACCAAGACAAAATAGGTTGCACGACTTAGGCGTTTGGATTGATGCACAGCCAAACGGCGAGGAATGGTACGACCTGATTTACAACTTGGATTACAGCAATCACTCGATTGCCCGGCTGCTTACCAAACATGGGTTCAAGTGCGATTGGAACGTTGTCTACCGATTTAGGCGCAAGCATGTCTCTAAGTAACGAGATTGCTGAGGAGCAGACGCTCGAGCAGTTGCGTGAGGCGCTGAAGCGTTCTCAGCAGCAGTACGCCAAGCTCAAAGTCAAGAACGACGAGTTGGTGCAGGCTGTGTATCAGGCTGCTAAGGACGCAAGCCTTGGTACGCCACCAGTAAAGGTCAAGCCACCGACAAAGGACACTCGCAAGGGCAAAGCCGAGGTCGCGGTGATTCACTGCACCGATTGGCAGCTCGGCAAAAAGTCTGTGTCGTACGGATCGGAAACGTGCGGTCAGCGCATAGATCGCTTTATTGACAAGGCGCTGCACATTACTGAAATTCAACGCAAGCATCACCCGGTACGCGAAGCGGTGCTGATGCTTGGCGGTGACATGGTGGAAGGCATGGGCATTTTTCCTGGGCAGGCATACGAGGTGGACAGCCACCTATACGAGCAACTGTTCGAGGTGTCCAGGCTGATTGCCAAAACGGTGACAACACTTGCCAGCAACTTTGACACTGTGCGCGTGGTGTGCGAATACGGCAACCATGGGCGGATTGGTCGCTACGGCGAAATGCCAAAAGGTGACAACGTAGATCGAATCTCCTATGAGATTGCACGCAACAAAGTTGGGCACTTGGTCAAGGATTGGCAGTCATCTGATGCTTGGTATCAGATTGTCAAGATTGGCAACTACACAGCCCTGCTGGTGCATGGCGATGAAATCAAGAGCTTTGGCGGTAACACGCCAGCCTTCGGCATTCTGCGCAAGGTCAACGCATGGGCAGGTGGAGTCATTGAGGACTTCAACGATTGCTACATGGGCCATTGGCACACGCCAATGTCGCTCACGATGAGCAACGGAGGCCGCATCTTTGTGACAGGCTCCCCCGAGTCGCACAACGAATACGCTCGAGAGTTCGTCGCAGCCACCGGGATACCAAGCCAACGATTGCATTTCGTTGACCCAGACAAAGGCCGGGTAGCGGCGGAGTACGTGGTATGGCTGGACTAGACGGAGCCATCGTCCAGGTGACGTGGCATGACGCTCACAGCCTGGACAACAACGAATGGCACGAACTAGGAGACATTGATGACCAGCCACTGGTATGCGTATCGGTGGGCATTTTGAAGCGGTACAAGCGTCACTGCGTACTGATACAGACCTGCACAGCTGATCAGGGTGCTGACAACGTGCTACTCATACCGTGGGGAATGGTACGAAAAGTGGAGAAACTGAGCATCCCACACAAGCGACGAAAGAGCCGCTAAGGTCAAAACAGGCTTCTGGAGGGGCCTACACATGACACACAACCTGATTACCTACGAAGTCCTCACCGGGCTTTGTCCAGATACAGCGCAACAATTCCACTTGGTAGTGTTCAGGAACGCTGAAGGCGAGGTCGTAAAGGCCCAGCTGCGTTACCGATTCAACGCTGACGAGGATTGGAGCGAGCCATCAAAACTGACCCATCAGCCTCGCATCGACCCAGAACACCCGAGCGTCGCATGAATCCCCTAGCAGTGATCGCCTTGGCTTTGTCCGGGCTATTTGGCGTGACCCTGGCTGTTACGTCTGACCCACAAACCGACACCATCGGGCTGGTGTCCGAGTCCACCGTGTACACGGCTCCCCTTTCGGGCACGGTGGGCTTGGACACCGCTTCAGACGCGTCAGGAAGCCCTGAGAGCGTCGTTACGACCATGCCCTCATACACAGGCCCAGGCTGCCGTGAATGGGCTGATACAGCCCTACGAGCAGGCTTTGTGCTTGATGACCTATGGCTAGCGCTACAGGTCGCAGAGCTTGAGTCAGCCTGCCTGCCCAATGCCATCGGTGACAATGGGCAGAGTTTCGGTCTGATGCAGATTCACACGCCATCATGGTGCCAACCAAACAAGTACTGGCCTCGCGGCTATCTGCAGACCAAAGGCATGATCGATGACTGCACGGAACTGTTTGACCCATTGACCAACTTGTGGGTGGCATGGCACATCGCAACAAACTACGGGTGGGAGAACTGGAGCACGTACGACAATGTTGTGGGCTGACTATTTCTTTGCCGGGGTTTTCACGACATACGTTGTGGGATGCGTGTATTACATTGTCAAAACCACGGAGAGGAAAAAGTGAGCAGCAACATTGACCCGGGCGATGCCGCGTATCGAGCATGGCAACTTACCAAGAACGGTGAGCGCATGGAACAGTACGGTCATCCATTTACGGATTACACGATGGTGCGCCGTATCTTTGGTGTGCTCACCAACTTCAAACACAACCTGACTGTGCAGGAGGCCATCATGTTTATGGTGGCAGTCAAATTGGCTCGGCTGATGAAAAGCCTTGACAATGAGAAAATGCACGAGGACTCACTCGTTGACGCAATTGGCTATTTGAACTGCTTGCACATGGCTGACGCACGCGATCAACTGCTCGATGCCCCATTACACGTACTAGGAGACATGGAGTTTTGGCGTGACAAGCCCACAGAAGCGTAAAGGCCATGCAGCTGAGCTTGCAGTAGTCAAATGGCTACGAAAGTACGGAATCAAAGCAGACCGTATCCAAGCAGGTACGCACGATGACAAAGGCGATGTCACAGGTTGGCCCGGTGTTGTCATTGAGGTCAAAGACCGTAAAGCACACTCATGGCACGGCTACTTTGAGCAGTTGCGTGCACAAATGACGCACGCCAATGCATACACAGGCGTAATCATTGCCAAACGTCGAGGCATTACGGATGTTGGCGAATGGATGGCAGTAATGCCGGTCAAAGAATGGTTCGACCTAATGCAACTATTGGAGGAAAAGTGAGTTTCAACCTTGACAACTACGTTGACGTACCAACACGGCTACGCATGGCGTTAGACAAGTTCCCAGACCTGCGAGTGCAAGAATCGCAACCCACATTCCGTGAAGTCAACGACAAGCTGTACATCGAGATACGTTGCACAGTGTGGCGTGACAAAGACGATCAGTTGCCGTGCATCGCATACTGCTGGGAGCCATTCCCAGGTCGTACGCCATACACCAAAGACTCAGAGCAAATGAACGCCAGCACATCGGCGCTCGGTCGCGCATTGGGCATGATGGGCTTTGGCATTGACCACAAAATGGCATCCAAGCAAGAGGTAATGGCACGTCAAGAGCAACCACGTGTGGAGATTGCCCGGTATGACGATGGCGAACCTATCCCAGACCCATTTACTGGCGAGCCACAAACCAACGTCATCCCTATGAAGGCTGGCCCTGGCAAAGCGTCAGAGAAGCAAATTGGCATGATTCGAGTGTTGGCTAAGACCCGAGGGTTTACTCCGGGCAGTCAAACGATGCGTGAGATTGGCACAGTGCTGAATCGTGAGGTCGTAAAACTTGACGAACTATCCAAGCAGGAGGCTTCTGCTGTAATCACAGCTTGGAAAAACTAAAGTACGCCAATCACATTGGTGCGTTCAGGCCGCGTGACCTGATGCAGGTGCAAATCCTCGAGGACTCATCATCCCTAGTTCGCCCATCAGAAGGGCAGCTCAGCCCATGCAAACAGATCCATTGCGTGGCGAGTGTGAACCGTGCTTCAACAACGGTCGGGATGGTGCCCGGGGGCACTGTGCCTAAGTAGCCTTGACACACAACATGACCCAGCAGCAACACAAAACATTTGTAGGCGATTGCTCACTATGCAACGCGAACAACCTTGAAACAGACTTCGATCATCAATTAGTCAACGGCAAACCCGTCTGCCTTCCCTGCCAATCAGAGCTGATAGCAACCGAGCAACGCGAGGGCGCTAGGACAAGCGAAGCGCGTCAGCCAAACCACAATGCCTAAGCGCACATCCAATACCGCATACCTCAAAGCACGCCGCGAACTCCTGGCGGATAAACCCCGGTGCCACTGGTGCAAGAAACGCCAGGCCACCGAGGCAGACCACCTGATTGAGCACGACAGAGGCGGAACCGACACACCAGACAACTTGGTTCCCTCATGCAAGCCATGCAACGCACGACGCGGAGCCAACTACAAAGCAGCCAAAGGTCGAGCACGTCAAGCCGCACGTCCAGGCAACCAAACCCAAACACGCTCTCAAAATCGGAAACCAAAAAAAACACGCAAGGATTTTTTGGATCAACATCAGCTCTTGCCCCCGCGCCCATCTCTTTCCTTATCCCAAGGAAAGGTCATTG